ATTGCCTGATCGAACGTCACAACAACCGAGGTCCGGGACTGCCAAGCAGCGGACTGCACCTTGGGCGGGTCGGGAAGCTTCTCCCACGCCCCGATGTCAGGGGTGCCAACCCGGGGGCTTCCCCCGACGTCAAGCGTCTCTGCGGACCCCGTAGCAGCCTCAACGAGGGGGCTTGCCCCGAGTGGTCGATAGTCATCAGAACCCGCATCCCGGAACAGGGAGTCAAGGGTGATGTCCCCTGCCTGCGGACCGGAGTAGTACGGGGCTGTCCCGGTGACGCCGAACACGTTGTTGTATCCGGAACTGCCCCGGATTCCGTATCCCGCAGTTCCTCCTTGCACCGTGCAATACTTGACCGACGAACCCCAGATTCCATAGCTACCACCGTCTTGGTCAACCACCGTGCAGTGTCGGATCGTGGCGTTCAGCGTTTCAAGCGAGACGTCTCCGCACCGGACACATTCGAGGTTCGTCAGGGTGATTGCGTTGGTGTTGCTGACGGCTGTTCCCGTGATGTCCCGGAACTTTACCCTTTGAACGACCGACCCCGCCGAGAGGAACGAGACCTCAACCACGCCGCTGCAATGGTGGATATAGCAGTCCTGAACGGTATAGACCCGGTTCGCACCGTTGCCCCGGATGACCCCCCCCGTGTAGTTACGGAACTCGAAACCTTGGATTACCCAGTTGGCATAGGTCAGAACGGCGTTGGCTTTGGTGTTCCCGGAGTCAAAGACCGGGGACTGCCCCGCAGCGGCACGAATGGTCAAGTTGCTGAGTAGCCGAGAGACCGTCTCGTTGTAGGTCCCGTCATAGACCTCGATGACGTCACCCGACGTTGCGGCAGTAACCGCCGCCTGAACCGTCGTGTAGTCCCCGGTGCCATCGGGCTTGACCGTCCAAGTAGGCATCCTAGCTCACAGTCCCCGTTCCGGTCACAGGACCGGGCGCCGCCGGGGTGTAGATGCCGGCGCGGATCTGGAGCTCGTCCGCGGCGCCCATCGCGGCGAGCGCGGCGCCGATGGTCCCGAAGTGGTCTGGCACGATGCGGACGGTCATCAGGGCACCCCCGTCCCGCCGATAAGGATCCCGCCGGCGAAGATGAGCGTCTGCCCGGTTGGGTCGGTGTAGATCCCCGACTTGCCGGCGACCGTCGTGCCGAAGACGGACGCCTTGTAGCCTCCCGTCGCCAGGGCGGTCCCGTTGATGGTCGTCGCCCCCGTCACCTCGACCGTCTGCCCGGTGGCCGCGACGATCTGGATCCCGGTCCGCGAGAGCTTCACGTAGGCGCCCTGGTCGTCGTAGAGCGCGACCTCGCCCTCCTGCAGGCCGGTCAGTCGGTAGCGCCGGTCGGCGATGCAGAGCAGGACGGTGTGGTCGGACGCCCCGACGGACGCCGCAAGCCCCTCAGCGCCGTCGCGCGGCGCCGCGGTGAAGCCGTAGGGCTCCCAGACCTCGGTGTCGTCGCGGACGTCGTCGTCGTCGACCTCGAGCTGCGCCTCCTGCATCCGCAGGGCGGAGTCGACCAGGTGTACGACGCCGCGGACGAGCATGCCGGCGACCTGACGGGCGAGGCTCACGGCGTCACCTCCCGGTCGAGGAGGGCGACGCCTGTCTTCCCCCGCGCCGCCCGCCGCGTCTTCGGCGGCTCTGGGATGTAGCCGTCGGTCAGCCCGAGACCGAGCGTCGCCTTCCGGCCAGCGGCGCTGCGGGTGAGCGAGACGGAGGTCACGAGCAGGTCGGCGTCGACGCCGTGACGCGGGATGGTGACGTGCGTCAGCACGTTCGGAGTCCAGAGGCGCCCCGCGTCGTCCCGCCAGCTCGCGACGTCGACCTCAAGAGAGAAGGATTTCCCCCAGCGGGTCGCCGCCTCCCAGGCCGCGCGCTGCGCCGCCTGGCCGGCGTCCATCGCCTTCTCGCCCTTCAGCACGAGGACGCTGAAGCGGACCCCGTCGTCTTCCGCGAGCCCCTTGACGCCCGCGACGACCCGCCCGTAGTCGCGGTCGTCGCCGGAGCGCTGCGCCTTCACGCGGACTTCCGAGTAGCGCTCCGAGACGTCGACCGCTCGCCTCGCCCGGAGGATGTTGCCGGGCATCGCCAGATCGGAGTAGCGGACGATCGGGTCGGCGACGCGCGTCAGCAGCAGCCGCCCCTGCGGGTCGTCGACGACGAGCAGCGCCTGCTCGCGGGCGAGCCGCTCGATGGCCTCGAAGACCGACTCGCCGGTCTCGTAACTCCAGCGCCGAAGCGGCGCGAGCCCGGCGACCGAGCAGGCGACCTCGACGCCGTAGGGGGCCGCGAGCGCGCGGGCGATCTGCACGATCGTCTGCCCCTTGAACTGCGCCGGGGAGGCGATGCACGAGCTCTTCACGAGCTGCCCGGTGCGGCTGCGCCCCCCGACCGACGTCGCGCCGGCGGAGTCCCCGGAGACCTCATCGCTCACCGAGTCGACGTAGCCGGTCACGACCAGGTCGCCGCCGATCCGCACCTCGCAGGCCGCGTCGGGGGTGACGTCCTGCTCGCCGGACACCTCGAGCGAGAACGACCGCGCGGCCTCCTCGAGGTCCATCGAGACCGTGACCGACTCCCAGCCCCGGTGTTCGGTCGTGCCCACCCGCAGGGTGAGGCTGTCGCGGTCGGCGGTCATTCGGTGAGCACCCGCAGCTCGCCGGCCGCGGCGTTGCCGTCGGCGAGCTTGTTCCGCAGCATGATCTCGGCCGCCCGTCCCTCCGGGTCGGCGCCGTAGAGGTCGTAGGCGAGCGCCAGCGCCGGCACCGGCCGGACAACCGGCAGCGTCCGCAGCCGCGGCAGGTCGAGCGCCTCGACGGTGATGGCGTCGACGAGCGCCGCGAGGAGGTCCTGCAGGTAGCCGTAGGCGTCCGCGTCGGTGACCGCCGGGGCGAGCTCGGCGAGCTGCGTCGCGAGATCGTCCCGCACCGCGACCGCGTCGTCGTAGGCGGTGTAGTCGGCCGCCGCGGCCTGCTCCGCGGCGACCGACAGGATCGCCGCGTAGAGCCACTGGTCGAGGATCGCGTCGCCGAGAAGGATGGCGTCCTCGACGTCGGTCGTGCCGCCCGCGGCGAGCGCCGCCTGGCTTGTCCGGAACTGGTCGCCGAAGCCGGTCGCGACCGTCCGCGGGTCCGACAGGCTCTCGACGACGTCCTGCGTCGCCGTGACGAGCTGGGCGGTGTCCTGGTCGACGAGCGACCAGGTATTGTAGGCCGTCTGCAGCGCGTCGGCCGCGTCCGGGTCGCCGCTGAGGGCGCCGATCGCCTGCAACCTGGTCTCGACGCTGCCGGTGAAGGCGCGGTGCACCTTGCGGACGACGGACATCCCGGCGACGTGCGCGACGAACAGCGCGCCGAAGGCCGCCCGCAGCTCGCTCGCGAGGGTCGCGGCGACGGCGACAGGCGAGGTCGAGGCGGTGAAGACCGAGCCGGCCTCGACGAACGTGAGCCCAAACTCGACCTCGTTGAGGCTGTCGGACGACTCCCGGACGTCGCAGGCCTCGCAGTAGACGACCTGCCGCCCCTCGGTCGGGTGCATCAGGGTCGCGGCGCCGCCCTTCTCGCAGGCGGCGATGAGGGCCGACTTCCGGACGTGCGCGTCGTCGCCGACGATGAACGCCTGCAGCGTCCAGCGGCGCGCCTTGCGCCCGAGACTGTCGTCCGTCCACGGCTCGTCGCGCTCCGGATACTCGTGCGTCACGAGCCGGCGGCCGGCCTCGCGCCCGGCGTCCCGCGCCTCGAACGGCACGCCCCGGAAGCTCGCGGGGCGGAGTCCGTCGGGCAGGCTCACGGCGTCACCCCCACCATCCGCCGGCCGGTCTTCGTCGTGACCCGCAGCGGCCCCTTCGACCGCGGCGGCTCGAGCTGGAAGCCCTGCGGGACGTCCTCGAACCGCACGACGACCTCCGCCTTCGAGGCCCCGAGCGCCGCGGCGAAGCGGTCGAGCGCGGCGACCGGCCCGGAGACGTCCTGTGCCGTGAACAGGTGCCGCGCCCGCTCGTAGTAGGCGCCGAGTGCGTTGCGGCTCGGCGAGGAGCGCGTACTCGATGTAGGCATCAGGCGGCAGTTGGGTCGTTCGCGCCCACAGGCCCACGCCTGCCCGCGACCACGACCCGGGCGGTTCCGGCTCCCAGCCGTTGAAGTCGGCTGCGAGATAAGGAGGCTCGTCTCCCTCCCAAAGAAATGTGACGCTGGCGAGGGATCCCG